CAGGGGATTAGCCGATCGACATCCAGCTCGGTGGATTTTCCGAGTACGTTGGCTTGGCAGTAACCGAGGCGGTGATCGCTTCTTCGAGTGCCTCGTTCCGAGAGAAACTTGCGATGCGACACGTGGCCCGTAGTCCTTGGGAACCGATACTCTCTGGCCCCGAGACCGGTCCGTCGAGAACGACAAATTCAATCGGCTCGTTTTGGAGAAACGCGTTGACAACCGAAGTGAATCCGGAATCTTCTGGGTCAATGACCAACTCGAATTCCAACGACGCATCCTTGAGGGTGCTTACCGTTGCTCGCCATCCTTGATTGGATCGAGTCGACACGTCGGCTTCACCCGTTTCCAGGTTCAGTGTTAGGTCACGAACGGTATTGAGTCCCGACCAAGTGGGGCTCGCGTACGTCCCTGAGTTCATATAGAGCCTTGCATCGAGTCCTAGTTTTACACCCATCGCATCTTCTCCTTATCGAATGCTGCCAGCCCACATAGGTGGCAATCGGTCTTTGACTTTTTCTAGGGCTGGTCCCATGAACGGTCGTTTGGGGTAATGCTCACGTCGAAACTTGCCACCAAACTCATGGGCTTTGCCAGCGGTGGCAATCACATCGAAGTCAGGTCCGATGAGGGCCACGCCACGCTGTTTGTCGATTGCATACATGATCGATCGCTTGAGCTGGCCACGACGTGTGTTGGGTGGACTACCTGGCATTGCAGCCGTCTGGCGTCTACGGATGGAGCGACGAGCCACCAAACGAATGGTCGCAGCCGCATGTCCAAGGCTTTTGAAGTTGCCTTGCTGCGCCCTGCGTTTCACTTTGTCGATCGATTTCTTCGTGGTGACTTTAACGCCGATCATGGTTGCCCTTACGGTGCGGTGAATCCTTGTGCGTTGACGTAGACCGCAGCACCGGTGGTGATGCACGCAAAGTTCAGGGCCGCATTGGCCGTGGTCTTGAGTGGGTTCTCGAAGATGATCTCCGACATCGGAGCGTTGGCAGGCAAGTGACCTCGCCAAATGATCGTTGCTCCGTCTTTGAGGACGACTTCGGTGGCGACTGCCGAGTTGTTCGAGAGTTGCATCGAGCAGATGTAGCGACGCAGACTCGCACCCGCTGCGGCAACCAAGGGGACATCCGTCGTATTGATCGCACCACCCGCAGCAGCTACATACGACCATTCAAGTTCGGGAATTTGCCACGGACGCGTTACCAGTACACCTTGCAACGTAGAAACCAAGTCAGCCACATCACCGGTCGCGACGCTCGCGTACGCTGCTGTCTGCGCTCGCCCTGCGACGCGCACAGGATTACCCGAGATAACAGCATCGTGGGCCGCCTGTCCGATAACGTTCGCTGTGACGGTTCCGATGTTGGTCGTGGTTGCGGTCGCACCGGTAAGGATCACCCCCACACCTTGACCGACGACGGTTTGGCCACGACCCGCAGTGATTTCAGCGGTGAGTTCCGCGTAATCCTGGCAGTTGATGAATTGGGATTGGAAATTGATGTTCGCAGCTGGTGCGGCAGCGAGGGCAACGTGACCGGAACCTACAACGTATGAACCTCCAAACACGGTGCCGTTTAGATCAATCGTATTGGGGTCGATCACCGTGGCGGAGTAATTGCCACGAACGGTAGCTCCATTGTTTGTAACACCTGCGAGATGATCTACCCACAGAGTTGGTGTTCCGGTGTATCCATGTGCGGTCGACGTAAGACGGATGACATTGCCAGGTCCAGCGCCCGCGCCCGAAATCGCCTTGAAACCTTGATGATTCATCGAGCGGATGCGGATTTTGTAGGTGGCGGTCGGATCTGGAATCTGTTGATGCCGAACGTACGAGTTCGAGCGTCCACCGGTCGAATCCATCGCTCGGGAGTGGAAGTAGCATTCGTCGGAGAATGGTTCGAGTTCGAGAATTGTGTAACTGACGGTGGTGACAATCGATGATGGCGCGGAGGGAAGTGGGGTCAGTCCGCCGTTTTGCACGCTATAAACCATATTGCTAGCAGTCATATTCGCCGCACCGCCAAAGTCGATGTTCATGCTGTGCTTGCCATCCGGTATTCCGGTAGTTGGGTCCACCGAGACCGCTTCGATGATGTGATGCGTATTGGCTTGGCGAGGAGTTCCGGATTGAACCGCAATCATCGCTCGAAATGGAATCGTGAACGTGTCTTTCGAGAGCAGCTCGACGTACCCTCCTGCGGTTGTTCCAGATCCGATGGTTAGGACGCCACCGGAGACGCTCGCCGTGGATCCACCGCTGGTGGTCAGATCCCAAAGGTCCGTCAGAGTTCGAGTCCAGGAATCGCGGAACTTCTTCTGGATCGATTTGACTTTGAACATGTCGTCCACGTCATCCAAGCCAGGAATCTCTCGGGTGACTCCACGCGAATTGGTGAACTGCATGCGGAATGGGCCAACGTCTCCGGTGGTCATCGGTTATCTCCAAAGGCGAAACGTAAGAGTCAGGACGCTGGTGAATTGACGTAGTTCGTGCAAATGGTCGGGAGCATAGACCGGCAAGTTTTCCACGCTGGTGCAACGAGCCCCAGGGAAGCTCGATAGCGTATTGGATCGGAAGTAATCGGCGATCTCTTCGACCACGACCATCAGCAAATCGATGGCTTCGATTTCATTGGGTGTTTTCTTTTGGACTGCCACATCGATCTGGTAATCGAGGCTGTCTCGCGAGCGATCTAGCGATGCACTAATGATTCCCTTGGGGACCACGGTTACTTTGAGCTGCGACATCCCTTGCAGATCAAAGACCGGTAGGTAAAGCCGCTGCGCGGTGAACGGCTGACTGAACGAATTGCCGTTCAGCTCTGCGGTCACTGCATCGGCGATTGCGACGATACTTGCCGGCATTACTCGATCCCGATCTGTTTTGTATGAATACGAAGAAGTCTGCGGTGTGGGTCCGACCATCGCCAAGGTGGTTCGCTCCCTGGGGCGTTAACCTCGTAGATGTAGACTTTGCCGTTGTCGGTTTCGCGGATCGTGTCACCACGTTCCGGCAGAACCTGAGAACTGGCGAGTACCAATTCCGCAGGTGAAACGAGAAAATCACGGTCGGTCCATTGCATGTGAACGCCCCCGTAACCATCCTCGATTTTCATCAGCGTCCGGCCGATGATTGCCGTGACGCTGGTTTGGTTGGCACCCCTCAGATAGACCACCGTGCTAGACGCATGAGTCTTGAGCTGGTTGGCGAGCCATTCTTGGCCTGCACGAAGCATGTCGGCCATGGCGCTGCTCCGCTTAGGATTTGATGTCCGGAGGAGTCTTGCCGTTTTGTTCAACGAGCTTGATCAGTTGAGAATACTGATCCATGAGCTGATTAAACTGCTCGTCATCAAGAAGCGTTTTCCCACGATTCTTGCGTGCATTTCGAATAGCACCAAGCACCAGAGGGATTCCATATTGCAACCCCAAGATGATCGCAATGCTTGATGCGGCTGAGGTAGCAACCAAACCTCCTGCTGTCCAGGACGGTATAAGTCGAAAACGACCCGGCGTCGGATCCCATTCTTCTGGATCCCGAGGGGTTGGTCGTATCTTTGGTCGATCGACGATCGAGTCGATCACATCATCTTGCACCTGTGCTTGGGCGAGCAAACCCATTGGCCATTGCAATGGTTCGCCGAGCGTAGTTGAAGGAACCTGGACGATCTGTTCGGAGCCGCTGGCTTCTTCGGTTTGACAACTAACTTCCCGGGTGCCGGATGGTAGACCCTCGAGCGTTGTTGGAAGCTTGCCTCGCATCGCGCTGAGTAGAAACGGAGTCGATTGGCCAAGCCCCTCGCCACCACCAGCCCAGGTAAGTAGCCCGACGACACGCGGACCTTCATCCGTGTAGTCGATCAGACTCGAGCCGCTGCGTCCTCCGATGGCTTCCGGTTTCCAAGAGAGGATTTGACCTTCCTTGCGATTGAGCCGAAGAACCTGAAGGCTTGGCCATTCGCATCGCGGGCATCCGAAGGTCGTCACCGACGATTGGTTGCTAGGGTAGCGATCGGCTAGAGGGATCGGATCGACGTCTTTGGCGAATGCAGGACTGCACTTGAGCAAGGCGAAGTCGACGCTGGTGCCTCGACCATAACCGGAGGCGATGATCGTCCCGGTTCCTTTCTCGCTACTGCCGTTGGTATTCCAGCGTTCTACGTTGACGGTTCGGCCACGCGCGGTACCTGCCACGTGTGCGTTGGTAAGCACAATCGCATTCCCTTCGGGGGTGCGACCGACAACCGTACCACTTCCGCATACACCACTGACCGTAACGCGAACCGTGGCCCGGACGACCTGATCGAAACGATCGCCAGCGATGCCGACGGCTGTTGCCCTCGGTTCCTGGTCTACAAGGGTGAGTTCCTCACGAAGTGGATCAATGTAGATCGTGCTCTGGACTTGCCCAGCCTGGCACTTGCCATCGATGCAGATCGTTTCTTGGGAGAATGCAACGGTGGCGATGCAAACAGCCACCAGAGCTACCAGCGACAAACACTTGGTTTTCATAGTGATTCCTGCGAATGAATAGGTTTCAAAATTGGAAATACGAATCTGATGCGGGGTTACTGACTAAGTCGCATTCGGACCGTGGTGTCTGCGGACGCCGCAGCGCGAACCACTTTGCCGATCGACTTGTTCCCTGCGGAGGTGGTGGTTACGACATTGGCGGTGTCATCCCAATACAGGATGGTCCCAGCCGTGTAGGCCACACCGGTGTTCTTGTTGAAGTCAAAGACTCCATCGACGGCAAGGGAACCGGTTTCACCGGCTGCCAGCGGACGGACTGTAACCCCCACAAGATCGCCCTGGACGACCACATCCCCGGAGGCAAGAGCGCCCACGGGGGTGTGATCGATGTAGTGACCTTCCTGAATAAATGTTGCCTGTGGCATGATTGGTTTAACCTCAACTTATGAATTCAATGAAAGAATGAACGAGGTGCCTAGCTAGGCTTATGCCTCACCCTTGCACTTGATCGCTGCGCGTGGGTCTTGAAGACTCGCACCGAAGTCGTGATAACCGCGCATCTGGACGCCCAGGACGTTGAAATCAGCCGTAGCGGTTTCGATCGTTGGGGCTTCTTGGCCGTTCAAGAAAGCAACTTCGATCAGCGGAAGATCGTTGGGATCCGACAGCAAGTACCAAGCCTTGGTCGAATTCCCTGTATAAATCGTGTTGCCGAGGTAACGGCTGATCTCCACACGGAACTTACCAGCGTGAGGGTTGCTAATTGGAGTTCTGGCGTTGGCCGTGTTGTCTCGCATCTCCAAAGATTTGTAGAGCTGCGAGCCGATCGCGGACAATGACGTCGGCACCAGTAAAATCGCCGGCATCGTTCCGATCGGTTTTCCATCGGAGTCCACCAAGTCGTAGTAGGCAACCTCTGCTTTGGTGAGCCCATCGATCGACAAAACGGTATCGGTCCCGGTCAAAAAGTTTTTGTTGCCTGCGGTGAAGAACGCCGAATTGTTCATGAACGTAGTCCAGAACACATCGTTGATCTTCATCCCTGATCCCCGGCCCAGCTTCCTAGGTACGGTGGTGATTGCTCCCAGATCATCGTTGATGAAATCTCGACGATCCACACCGAGCATCAACCCGTAGGTGTCTGCCTTGTTCGTAAAGCTCTCGTTCCCAAGATTCCCGTGCTTGATTTCCCCCCCAGGGGCCACCAGCTCGTACTGATCTTTACCGATCAGCCGATAGCTCGTCACGGTTTTGAAGTCCGTTACATTACGCACCGAGCAGATGTTACGCCATGTGCGTTCCACGGTGTAGAAACCCTCAAGAAGGAACTTGTTTGCCACGTTCGAGAGAATTCCACCGATGTCGATATTGCTTACCGAGCTCGCTTCCACACGCTGGCCGAACGCTGCTCGCATCACCTCGCGGTTGTCTCGAAAAGTCCGTCCCGTATAACCATTGGCCCAAGCGGTTTCGAGCAGAAGTTCCTGAAGACCGATCCCCCCTCGGAACTTCTTGGAAGCAATCTCAAGGCTTTGCTCGGGAATATGCTGCTCGACGTCCATAAGATTAGCGCTGATATAACAGGCGGCCTCTAGGACGCTGGCGCTAATTGTGTTTTGCGGGACATGGATCGCAGGAACTTCGGGGCGCATCATTCGGATCTTCATGAGTTCAGCTTTCTCAAGGTTCCATCCTTCGCGGATCGCTTGGGCTTCGACTAGCGGAAGAGCCCCGTTGTAAATGCTGCGAATGCCAGCAATACGCTCGAGTTCAGTAGCATGGGCCGCCCTCATGGCTTCCACTTCGCTAATCCCCTCAGGAGGATTCGTGACTGGCTCGACTGGAACTGGATTCGGGGGAACCAAGACCGGTACTGGATCCGGAGCAACCGGAGTCGCTGGAGTTACGGCTTGGTCGTCTTGGTTTGCAGTTTGACTTTGATCCATCTCGGATTCTCCAAAGGTTGCAGATGCCTGAGCTGCGACACTCGCGCTAGTGGCTCCGTCGGCACCAAGGTCTACGAAACTGATTTCACCAAGCGAGGATCTTCGAATCACATTCACCGGACCGTTGTATTGGTTGCCGTTGACGGTGACCTTTTGACCTTCCTTGACGAACTCGAACTCATCCACACCGGTCCCCACGCTTGCTTGCCATGGGAATCCGTTCTTTGAACTGACGACTACCTCACGAGCAGCAGGTGTATCCCGAGAGACCACACCGGTGGCTACAAGCTGGCCGGCCTCGACTCGGATCGAGTCGGTATGACCAACACCCGAGAGAGGATCGTGTCCGAATCGGATCGGCCGCGCTTGCGATGGGATCGATAGACCAGCCAGGTCGATGATCACAGGGTGCCGCCATCCAGCGACTCGCATCTGGCCACCTGTATATGCGACCATCCGAAAACGGGGGAGCACACCGCTTGATGCACCGTCAGCCGATGCATCGACATCGATCACCGCTGTTGCATTTAACCTCAGTTGGTTGCGATTCTCTTCGGCCTTAATCGTCGATGGGGACTTCATCGTCTTGGACATCTTGTGGATCCTGAATTGGAGTTTGAGAAACTTGCTCGGCAGCTAAACCAAGCTCAGATATAAGTGCAATCTCCCTTGCACGCTGGCGAAGCTGAACTTCCCAGTCTTGCCCCCGCTTGGCATACTCGTCTGCCAAGGTGGTGGTGTGGCTTGCTAGCCGAGTGGCTTGTGCGTTGGCTTCTTTGGCAGGATCAACATGTTCATGACCATCCCAGAACCATTGATGTGGCCATTGTGCAATGGGACCTAAACCTGTTGGAAGCAAATCAGGTATGAGCGAGGCTTCATCAAGCCAAGCTGAGAGGATACGATCGAGAATAACTCGCTCTAAATGCGATTGCTCAACACGGATCGCTTTGAAATAAATTTGTCCATCAAGACGCCCACTCGCATAGTTATAAGAACTGGAATTGCAGGCAGCAAAATTATAAGGCATACTTAAGCATCGAGCGATCTCGTTGAGCAACTCACGTTTAAACTCCGCATACGTTGTAGATGGTTGTTCAGCCTGCATTTGAGCCATCTTCCATCCACCTGGCATGGTGACCAATGCACGCTTCTCAAGCTCGATTGGTTCGAATGGTTCTGCTGCATCAGCCTCTCCATTCGCAGGTGCATCGGTATAGAGGATCCCTGCAAAGTCAGCTGCAGTCTCTGCTGCAGCAAGAACCGCTAAAGTGAATCTTCGCAATTGAGCAAATAGCGGTAGGGCTGGCATGATGTCAGGGATGCCACGCGTTTGTCCTGGCCTATCGGCTCGAAACCAATGGAGCACAGACGATGCTGGGATCTGCTCGTAGTCGCTTCTTCCCCAGTAGTATCCATCCCCTGGATGACTTCGAAGTACGTGGTACTCGATAGGATTACCAGCAATATCAAATACGATCCCGTCAACAGCGGTTGTCGAGAGCCTATCGAGATCGGACGTCGTGACCTGGTCGGCCTCGATGAGACGCAAGTCGAGTTGAACTTGCGTGCTTAGTCGAGGATTGTTCACCAAGACAGCAAATGCCTCGCCATCCGTGGCACGTGCCATCCGCATCGTGCGGAGTTTCTCTGCAAGGTTTACGGCCTTTGCCCACATCATGAAGGCATGCTCGATGCGACGGTTCGCTTCGGAGTCGGCAGTAAGCATTTGTAACCGGGGGCCGGTACCCACTACGTCATGCGCGAGGGTTAGCACAATCCCACGAGCATACGAGTTGTTGGCCGTTTCATACCGAGCACGGTTCCTAAGGATCCGCCGAACCTCGGCGCTATTGGATGCGTTGGGCGAGAGCCCATCGGCATTGGCCCAATGGCGACGATTATCATCGGTGGTCACCGCAGCGTCATAACGAGCGCGCACGACCCTTGCAATGTTTCGCGATTGCGAGGGAGTGCTTTTTGGCGACCACCAATTGGAAATCCAGGACAACACGGTTACTCGGCCCCCGGTGGAACGATCTTGTTGAAGACCAAGCCACGACGCTTCGATTTCGCAGCTTGCTTGGAGGCTAAATAGCGATCGGCTTCAATCTGGTCGGTCAGCTTGTGCTGCTCGATACTGCCCGCATCGCCCGAGGCCTTTGCAGGTCCTTGCGCGTTTTCAAGAATGGTGTCTTTTAGCTCATCAGCCATGGGGTCAGCTCCAGTTCGATAGACAATGCGTCTGCCTATCTGTAGAACTACCCGGTCAGTTGCTCATCTGACGTAAAAAAAGTCTGATTTGTTCGAGTATTGCTACCTGTAGCAATCTTGGTCTTTCGTCATCGTGATTTCATACGTCACGATCCGTCGGCCGCAATGCCGACATTCTTTACGTCTGCGGATACGACCATCACGAAGCGGTTCGGTGTTAGTGGTGTAGAAGTGCCGACATCCACATCGGGGGCAAGAGATGCCTCGTTCTTGATTATCATCTTTGGGCTCGCTCATCGGTTTCGTTTCCTTTGCATTTCAGCGAAACTGACGCGTCCAGACTTGGGGATACCAACCGATTTGCTTCCCGAGAGTGCTACACCCTGCATCGAAGCTCCAACGCAGCAACCCACAATGCAATCGAACCAGTGGTTGTCACCTCGCTCCGGGCGCTGCTTCCACTCATCCACTGTTCGACCACGGCCTTCGGTGCGCACGCGGTACTCGGCACAGAGGTGCTCGGCCAAGAGGCGGTGGGTCTCGGGGCTTGTTCCAAAAAAGGACAAGCAACCTCGGCTCCCCATCGAAACAGCGATGCGAGCATGCATGAAGGTTTTCCAGTAGTTGGTGTCATACACCACGTGCCGAACGGCTCGTTTCCCATGGATATTGGGGATTCTCCAGTTGTGGCCAACTCGATCCCCCGGGCGACGTTTGTACTCGGAAAACGGCTGACTCGATGCCCCAACGAACCTCCCGTGGCTTGGGATTACGATGCCAGCGTGTGCACTTTGCCTGCAAAACTGGTATACCACATCGGTCGAAGCACCCCAGTTGGCATCGATTAGGCATCGCTCGATTCGCATCATGGCACCATCGTCACGTCGCCATTCCCGACCAATCAGATCTCCAGTTAGTCGCTCAAGACCCGCGTAGATACTCCCTTCGAGCCCCTCGGCTTTGGTTGCCGTCGCTAGGGTGCTCCTTGCATCCCGAAGTGTGAAATAGGGCCGTTTTTGATCCGGGTAGCTCCCATAGTCGATGAGGTATCCAGTGAAATCGCTCTCCCAGGCGACCACGGTATAGAACAGCAGCGTTGCCTGAACGTCGACGAACATCGTTAGATGGTTGGTGGAAATCGGAACCACCCGTCTGTCGATCCGGTTAAACTTCGCAGCAATCTGATCTGCTGTCAGTTCGTTGTCATTTGCTTCTTGTTCTGGAAGAGGTTCGTTTTGGTACTCGGCAAAGAAGGCTGCTTCGTCTTGAAGCTTGAGGTTCATTGCATGTTGGATCGCCGAGAGTTCATCATGGTTGTAACGCTCGGGCCAGGCGACCTTGGATCCAAGATCCATCGCGGCACGATTCGAACCGTAGAATTCTGTGGCTAACGATAGGTCGCCACGACTACGAAGGCTCTCTGCTCGAAGCTCGGCGTACTTCGTCCAAAGTTTTTCGTCGGTTGGGAACTCATAGACCATCCGTGTCCGTTCCCCATTCCATTCGGGGTGCTTGTCTCGCGATAGGATGTTGTCGGCCATATCCCCCGGGCGAATGACCGTGCAGGGCATGATCCCAGAGATTTTTTTACCTGGGCCCGAGAGCCCCAAGATAGCCCCAGCAAGGATACTCTCGCGCGTGGCACACTGGGAAAGGGATCTGGCTGATTCGTCCGTTTGTGGATCGTCGATGACCACAAGGGTTGGCCGAACGGTCCTGCCATCGGACCGTTTGTACTTCATACCGCGGATTCGACCGGTGATACCAGCGACTTTGATGATCGCTCCGCTTGCGATGCTTCCGGGCATCGTAGGGAGCACTATTTCTTTGGCGGTCCATCCGATGTGGGTTCGCTCCCCTTTGTAGAGCTGGCCATTGCAGCGATTGGCGATTCCATCGAGGGATTGGATTGGAAACACTACCTCGGGGTAATCCGCAAGGAGCAGCTCGTTTCCATCGAGTTCCATCTTGATCGATTCGAGCATATCGCAGGCATGGCCCTCGTCGCTACCAATGAGGCATACGAACTCACGATGGCCGTTAAGAACCGCCCAAATGCAAGCACATTCACAAATCGTAGTCTTGCCACTCCCCCGAGGCATTGCCATCGAGAAAAGCCCCCCTCGCAGAACCGCTTGCTCGATCCGGTTGATGACCTTCAGGTGATCATCCGACCAAGCCAGATGGAACGTCAACGGAAAATAGCTCTCGCAGAAGTATCGAAAATTGACAGCAGCCTTGGCTTTTCGCGCGGGGTCTGCAATCTCCGGAAGCTCTCCGATGTCACGACCTGCCGTTGCGATAGCCACATTGCGCGCCCGAGCACGTTCCTTGAGCTTCTCGTATGGATCCCCGGAGGTCTCGGGCTCTGGCGCATGCCGAGTCTCGACTAGCCATGCTCCGTAGCGAAGAAGATCGACGTACCTTGCATCGCCGATGCGCATGCCAGCGCGAGTTCGGTGTCGATACAGTTGCCTCTCGCTAATGACCTCACCTAGGGGTGTGGAGTTTAGCATTCTGCAAAGTTCGCTAGGTCGAAGTTTTCTTGGATCACTCACCACGGCCCATCTCCTTTACCATCCATGCGATGTAGTGGACCAAGTTGATTGATCCATCTTGGTTTGTTGGAGCACCGCTTTCGATGTCCAGCACAATGTTCTCCTCGGGGATCCGGATCTTGGCCGCTGCCGAGAGGAGTTTGGCAGCCTGCTCGGGGGTTAGTCGATTCGGATCGATCGGGTTTTTTCCGTCACTCATGCCAGGCTCCCTTCTTTGAGGATTGGCACCGTGGCCCACACGGGGCCCACCGGCGTGTTTTCTTGGCGCATGCGAGCCCTTGGCCAAGGCGATTTCGCATGCGTGTTGTTGCAAACCGTGGCGTTTGTTGGGGCACCGAAAAACATGCAAAAAGACTGAGGAAAACATGCTTTATCGGCTGGATTGATCCCCAGCCGCAGGGCTGAATGTGTCACACGCAAACGCGATGGCGAATGCAAACGAGAGACCAACCCAACCCAAACGGACAGACGCAGATGAACGCTAACGAGATCGCCTTCGGAATCGAATTCGAGACCACCCTTCCAAATAGCGACACCACACCGATCGGACCCTACCACCACGGACACCAAGTACCTTGGTTGCCCACCGGATGGCGAGCAGAACGCGACGCGAGCATCAAACCAGAAACACCTAACCGCAAGGGATGCGAATTCGTAAGCCCCAAGCTCAAGGGATACGAAGGCCTCAAGCAGATCGAAGACGCGATCGACAAGATCAACGAGCACGGAGCACGCGTAAACGCCACCTGCGGTTTGCACATAACGATCGAATGGAATGGGGATGCAGCCGCCTTGGCCAGATTGATTTCCCTGGTTGGCAACCACGAAAAAGCGATTTTCGCGAGCACCGGAACACGCCGGCGAGAACAAACGGTCTACACCAAACGGATCAAACAATACGGGGACAAAGACGCCGCGAAGAACCGATGCGAAGCGGATCGCTACCACCTGCTGAACCTCACCCACCTGGCCGCGGGCAAGAACCGAATCGAATTCCGGGCCTTCGCCGGAACGCTCAACAAGACCAAGGTGGTCGGATACCTGATGATGGTCCTGGGGTTGGCAGAGCTGGCGATGAACACCAAACGATGCGCCGATTGGGACTACGCCAAGAAAGACGGAACCAAGAGTTGCTGGGATCGACCCGGGGCCGGCCTGGGCGAGACAGAACTCAACCGCCTTTTCTACCGGCTCGGATGGACCAAGGGTTGGTACAAGGGTGACCTTCGAAACAAGATCTTCGGCGAGATCACCGGCGAGACCAACCGCGAATGGAAGACGATCAAGAACAAGCTCCTGGAGATGGCCAAGAAATACGACCAAGCGGCCTAAGGGCCTAGCGGGCAAGAACCTTGGGAAAAACCCCAAGGTTTTCTTGCTGGGTTCGTCACGGGGCATCCTGACCGTGTAGGTCATACCTATAGGGGATCCAATCCACGCGAGGGGCTTGTCTCCGATTTGGTTGGCTTGCGGCTTGATGTTTCCCGGCTTGATGTACTGATGTGTGATGACTTTTTGTTTCCGACATATTTCAAACCCCATGGAGAACAGACCATGACGATCGATGAATTGATTGCACGCCTCGAAGACTACCGCGACGAGATCGGTGGCGAAGCTGAGGTCCGGTTGATGACGCAGCAGAACTGGCCCTTCGAGAACTCTGTCTATGGCTTGGTATCCGGAGCCGAGATCAATGACTACGACGAAGACGATGAGGACGGTGAGGACAACGACGATGCGGCCGAAGATGCGGTCCTTTTCATCGTCGAAGGCCAGCAGCTTGGATACGGAACCAAGCGCGCCTGGGATGTGGCCCGAAACAATTAACTTGCAAGGATTTCCACATGTTTCTGGAAGTCTCCAGATTACTGGCAGATTATCGCATAATCGAGTTGCATGTCTTTTGAGAACATGGCTCTTATATGAATACGCCAAACGAAGCACCACCCTTTCCAAGACGGAGAAACAAAAATGGCCAACGAAAAGATTGACGTAACGGACCTCGACCTGGTGATCACCAAGATCGAAAAGCGAACTTCCAGCGGGGGAGCTTGGGTACGAGGCAAGATCAACAACGCGGTTCGGTTCGAAGCTCTGGTCTTCGCCGAACACGCAGAGAGCGAAGACTACGAACTCGGACGCACCAAGATTTCGAAGCTCTGGATTCAAGACATCCAAACCAAGAAGACCCTTTTCAACTTCGACCGCGGGTTGGATGTACCTGCCACGACCACCGAGATTCAGGTGGTGGTCGACTTCCTCGGATGCGGGTTGGCCGACCTGGTCTGGGGATCCTAAGCCGAAATCCCGACACGATCGGGATCGTCGCTCGGTAGTGCGAGTGGCCTGACGATGGCAGCTAACCACGGTTCCAATACGGGAGAGAGACGAATGAAGAAGGCAGAGGTCAGGATCGGTGGCAAGTACTATGCGAACGTCACCGGCAAGAAGGTCGAGATTCAGATAGATAGCGAGAAACCCAGCGGTGGTTGGAACGCCACCAACCTGGCGACCGGCAAGAAGATCCTCGTCAAAAGTGCCCAGCGATTGCAGGGCGAGGTCGGCAAGAGCAAATCGACCGCGCAAACGCAAAGCGAATCGCCGGTAGAACAACCCGCCGATGCGAACCCGGATGTCGTTCCAATCAAACCCAAGCGGGTCGCCAAGAAGACCGAGGGCCAAGAACCCAAACGCCTGAGTGCTTTGGCTGCCGCCCACAAGGTTCTGTGCGAAGCGACCGAACCCCTCAACGTTCAGCAGATGATCGAAGCGATGACCAGCAAGGGGTATTGGACAAGCCCCGGTGGGAAAACCCCGCACGCAACTCTCTACAGCGCGATCCTCCGAGAGTTGGCCAAGGGGGAGGCTTCGCGATTCGTAAAGACCGATCGGGGCCGGTTTGTAGCCGCTAGCGCGACTGCCGAGGTGGCCCAATGAGCGACGATCCGAATTACCGAGTCGCAGATGCGATGCGAAAGGTTGCGCTGCGACTCGATGAGGCTTTTGAGTCGGGCAAGGTGGCTTGCATCTACGCCAACCAACTTGCCGAGATCCTGCTCTCGATCGCCGAAGAGCTAGATCCACCGTTCCCCAACCGCGACCAATCCACCAAGACCACGGAGCACTAGCATGCACATCGGACAGATCCATCTGGTGACCGATCTTACCGACGGCCAGCGGGTTTTCCCCGATGACGACCATTCGTACCAAATCCAATCCGAAGACGACCCGTCGCTTGATACCACGGTTGAGTATGTCGAACGCCGAGGGGATCGATTGATCGCCCGAGGGCTTAACGGCCAGGACTATGCGGTCTCCGGTTTGGGCAGGTACGAGCTCAAGACGATTCGGAATTGGCTCCGGCGCTAACCCGGGTCGATTTGGCGACTGCGCCCCACGTTTGCGACGTGTGGGCGTTTTCTCGTTGGATGGCCTAGTTACCCCAAGATCCAAAGCGACGCAACCGGTGCCAAACTGTGGCGTTTGTGGGGCTCGAAAACATTCTCCGAGAATCCAAAACATTACTTTCCACATCGGCTTGATGTTCTGCCCAACGCATGGGAAATGTGTTGTAACGCCAAACGAAAACCCCAACGCAAACACGGAGAAACGACGATGAACGACACCGTCACACACCCAACGGTCGCAGCGATCCAGGAACAACTCAATCGCCTCGAGTGGATGATTCCGGACGCCAAGAAACGAATCGCAAAGGCCGCCGAACAAATGCTCTGGCGAGCCCAACGAGCAGTAGAGGATGCAACCGCAATGCTCAACGACCAACCCTGCTGCTTGAGTTGGACGGACTTCGCCGATGGCGACCTCCGCGAAGCCAAAGAAGCCAAGGCGGAACTCAACAAGCTCTACGAACAACAAAAGATGCTCCAGTACCTGATCAAGAAACAATAAACGCAACACCCCACCACAAGGAACCTTCCGATGACCACCGCAGAAAAACAAGCCAACGAAAAAATCCTTCGCGACGCCTTCCGCACGATGGACCCACACCAAGCCCAAGAGATCCGCGAGTCCTACTACAAAGCGATCGAAGGGATCCACGCCTTGGCCGAGCTCCTTGAGATCGCCGACGCACAGCAACCACAGACCGCCGGCCCGCTTCTTACCGAACACCTCCTGGCCTGCGAAGCGATCTACGCGATGAAGAAAAGCCTGCTCGGTAAGGTTCTCTAAACGAAAGGAATCGCAATCATGATCGATGCACCCAAAGTCGGAGATCGAATCCGACTGATCCACATGCCCGAGGATCCTGATCCGGTTCCTTCCGGATCGCTCGGCACCGTTCGCGCGATCCACCCGCACCATCGCTGGACGCAGGTTGAGGTCGATTGGGACAACGGTCGGCGATTGATGCTCACGTTGCCCGACGACCTCATCGAGATCCTTAGTTCCGACGTAACCTAATCCGAGAGAGGTACAACCATGTCCACACGAGCAACGATTGCTTGTGCTAACGAGGATGGGACATTCCAGGCAACGTACCTGCACTACGATGGTTATCCAGAATTCGCAGGCGTGATTCTTAATCAACGTTTCAACTCCATCGAAAAAGTTTCGGCACTCTTGGCAGGTGGTGACCTTCGCAGCTTGACCTCCGAAGCCGGTGGTCCGGAGTACTTGGCTCGCGCTCGGCCCCCAAAGCATGTCTGCGACACCCGATCTCTGCTGGAGTTCGCATGCAACTGCGATGCGAACTACCTGTATGTTTTCCAAAACCAAACGTGGCAGTGCCAGAAGCTGTAACGCTACTTAGCGTCTGCCGCACGCATCGGAATCGGCGAGGTTCCGGTTCTCTCGAGGACAGCCGGCTTGCCAGTGAACCGTTGGTACCGATCGACGATGACGTCGCTGTAAAGCGGGTCAAGCTCCATGAGGTATGCATGCCGACCGGTCTGCTGGGCAGCGATCAAGGTCGATCCGCTACCACCAAACAGATCCAGCACGTTCTCTCCTGGTCGCGACGAGTACTGCATCGCGCGGACCGCCAGTTCGACAGGCTTCTCGGTCAGATGGACCATCGACTGCGGGTTGACTTTCTTGATCTGCCATAGATCCGTGGCGTTGTTGGGCCCTAGGTACACGTGCGCAGCCCCTTCAAGCCATCCATAAAAGCAATTATGGGTGACAAGCCCGTCGGCAATGTAGTGCTCGTGCGTATCGACCCCCAACGAGACAACCTCACCAGAGTAGTCCTGGACATCAACGGCACGAATTGGAGTCCACTCCACATTTTGACCTCGCTTTGGAGTTGGAACCTCCATGCTGCCAGGGAGCAGATTGCACGAACGTACTTGGATCGACTGCCGCGCTCCAAACTTTGCCCTGGTATCGTTTGATTCGACAAACGGATACTTTCGGTTTCGATTGAAGTGTGCAAGTGCGTTGCAAGCAGCCGCTTCTTGGGCATCTGCATCGAGTTGACCGTAAAAGTCCCTGATGTGATCACTTTGCCTGTGCGACGAGCTTCGGTTCGTGACCCAGCATGTCTGCGGAATCCCAAACTGAATCGACACCAGCTGTTCTTGCATCCGAGCCTCCGCTGCCGAATCATGCAGCGAGAGAATCCAAGCCTCATCTCCAAGCTCATGAAGCAATCGTCCCTTTACACCAAAGCCCCAGGTGGTTCGCATCTTGGTCATACCAACGCGCCACCAAGTGCCACGACGCATAAGATACACGCACCATCGCGATGCGTAATCTTGGGTCATGCGTACCGTCCAGATGTGACCATCGGTCCCCCAGGATTGCTTCGACGGGGTTGCTACCCCATAGAGCTTTCCTCCGTAAGGCCGCCTGCCGACTTTGACTCGGTAGCCATCTCGCAAGCCCACGATTGCTGAGCTGTGCGAATAATAACTAACCACGCGATCGTCGTCACGCATTTGGCCAAGCGTACTTGTTCCCCCTGCGGTTTGCACCATCGTATCTGGTGGTTGGCACCATTCATGGGCTCCCATGAAGTCCTTGCGGGTAAGCACCGGGTGCATCTTGTCCCAGATGATTGCTTGGCTGAAATACAAACCATGCTTCTTGAGGAACGGTGGGTAGTTGCCGCAGTTGGCATACCCACCCCAGATGTAGAAACCACGACCTGGGTCGAGCACCCGAGCGATGTTTCCAAACCATGCATCGAGCAATCGATCGAACTCTTGATCGCTCACAAAGTCGTTTGCCAAGGGACGATCCTTGGCTCGGAGTTTTTTGTGCGTCGCAGGATGCTTTGGCTTACCGGTCTCGTGGTCGACACCAAAGGAGGCTGCGTTCCCTTGGCCCCCTTTGAGCTTTTGTGAAGCGTTATCGTTCGAGAACGATGACAACCCCGCTGCGATCGCGTTGTTCGATCGCGGTTCCACCTTCACGTTGTAGGGCGGATCCGTGTTGACCAATTGGATGGTTTTACCACCCAAGAGTCGATCCAGGTCCTCGGGTTTCGATGAGTCCCCGCAGAGCAACCTATGATCACCCAAGATCCAAAGATCTCCAGGTTGGGTTACCGCAGCATCCGGTGGTGCCGGCACATCATCGGGATCCGTGAGTCCTTCGTTTACGTCCCCGCTCATGAGCTTTAGAAGCTCATCGGAATCAAAACCCAGGAGCGATAGATCAAATCCTGCTGTTTGAAGTTCACCAAGTTCGATCGGCAAGAGATCGAAATTCCAATCGGCCAATTCCGAACTCTTGTTGTCGGCGATCCGGTAGGCCTTGATCTGCTCGGGGGTAAGATCCGTGGCCACATGGATCGGTACCTTCTCAAGGCCAAGCTTCTGCGCGGCTTTGAATCGGGTATGTCCGCAAATGATCACCCCATCGGTATCCACAACGATCGGTTGTCGGAACCCGAACTCCTTGATGCTACTTGCGACAGCATCGACCGCATCATCGTTGATGCGGGGGTTGTTCGGGTATGGTTTGATTTCCGCTATCGGTCTAATGTCAATTTTCATTTTTATTTCCTAGGCATGCGTTTGATGTGAAATTCCAAGACACCACAATTGGCATCTGGCTTCCGTAGTGGTCCAACCCAGGCTCCAAAGGGACCGTTCCAACCCCCTGGCAATCTGGATCACGTCGATTCCGAAAAATCGTTTTCGCTTTGCTTTTCGTTGCTAAAGGTCCTCCTGATTTCAAATTCGGACTAGGAAATAAAACTCTGTCTAAGTTGCCGACCCTTCCCACGCCCCTCCGGAGAGGGGTTTTTGCCGGAAGTACCTATTGGGTCTGCCAGTTTGGCAGTCTTTTAAATCGCCACCGATGGCCCTGTTACGCGACCTTTCGCTAAATGCGCACATTGCACGAATGTGGTGCTCTGAACGCGTCAGGCGCAAACTTAGGCGGTTGTGCGCGAAGCCTGTAAGCAAGCGTGCGGTAGCGTGTGATGAATGGGTTCGAAAGAGAATCACTGAAACAGATCCGTGATCTGAGACATTCAAATCAGCTGCCGACTCGAAAAAGCCTATGTAACGCTTGGCGTCGTTTTTCAGTGGTCGATACGCCCTCGTTGAGCGTCGATTTGGGATCATATTTTTGAGGCCATCACCACCCATGAAATTCAGTCCGACGACGAGCGATAAAATCGCCTCGTGCGCCAGGTTGCGCTGGGTACTTTTATTGATTCCCATGCGCGTACGCGCATGGAAGATAATGAAGTGACCTAGCGCAACCTGGCGCAACGTGCAAATTTCCAGGGTTTTCGACAGTCTTTTGTGTTGCTTCGAATCAGTCATTTTGATCACTTTTTGAGAAAGAAATGCCCTCGAAAACCTGCTTGTTTCGGAACCGTCCAAAGTTGCGTTTTGAGTGCGCAAAACGGGTCTGCATTTGCTTCGAAAATCGGACCTGGCTCAGCTCGCCTCCCCAGGTTCGATAAGCATCAAAAAGCTCCGAAGAGGCGACCACAAGTTCCGGTGAAACCTCACAGCAGTCGGCAATGAAGCGACCTAGCTCATCCGAACTTCCCCGATACGATCTTGTCTCGCTAATGACCGATTGAGGCTCAATAAAGCCGTTCTTGCGCCAGTCTTTAAACCCTTCTAGTAGCCAATTAAGGATTCCAGGACCTTCTTCGCTAATGAGCAATTTGTGATAGTCAGGGATAGGTTTTGTTACCGTCCGGAGGTCTACTCTAAAGGGGATAAGCTTGATGCGACGCCAGATGCCCTCATCAGTGCCATTGATTTGTGGCAGATGGTTCGTGCTTAGCCAAAACTTGTGCGTGCGTCGAAAGCTCCAATAATCCTCTCGCATCCGTCTTGCTGTGATCTGCTCGTCGCCTGTTAATTCCTTGACCCGAGCTTCCCGGAGCTTTGAGCCTTCATCGGGCTCGCTGATGGCAACCAAACGCCGCTGGTAGAGCGATGCGATGATCGTGTCATGCTCGTTGGTCGTGCCAAGCAGCAACTTGCTAGGTGCCAGCATGGCATAGTCACCAAGCAATTCGACGATTGCATTCCAGAGCGTTGACTTGCCGTTGGCACCCGAGCCATAGCAGATTGGAAGAATATGCTCGCCGACATCCCCCGAGCACGAATAACCCAGCAGGGCTTGGATGTATCGCTTGGCTTCATCGTCGCTTCCGAAAATCAGATCGATGAATGCTCGCCACTTTGGACATGACGCATTGGGATCGTATGCGACGTTGGCGATTTGCGTAATGGAATCCGTCTGACGATGATCGCGAAACTCCGATGTGGATAAATCAAGTGTGCCGTTTTGCAGATTCAGGAAATAGGAGTTTTGATTCAATAGCTCGTGATCGATCGTCGTCCTACCATCGCACCGTGCTAGCGATACGACGTTCTCGATCGTGGTCTTGCGATTGGCTCGTCGGCAGAAATCCGCCCATTTCTCTTGCTGGTCCTCGTTTTGGATGACTCGCATCCTGTCCCAGTAATTGCGAACCAATCTGCGTGCCAATCGAGTCGTTCGACTTTGATCGATATCGATCTTCCAACGCTTTGAGTCCCAGGCGAGCCATTTCTTCCAAGATGGCACATATCGCAATATGGTTTGATTGCCGTCGATGAACTCCACGGCCATAGCGTTTTCAGTCTGATCGCTTCTGAAATCCCAATCGATGTCCGTGTTTGGGAAACCGATTTTTGGGGGGATCTGGCTTGGTGGCTTGGGGGCAACAGAGCGTTTTTTCGTCGGATCGTACTGCTTGGTGACCTTCTTTAACGCATTGGCGATCGTCCGCTGTCCATAGGTTTCGTTGCCGTGTTTTTGATCCCATTTCTCACGCATCAACTGTGAACGTCGGAAGATCCGATCGATCTGAGCAGCATCTTTGGTGTAGTAAGCGAGGGTAAAGACCACCGATGAGTCCGCCTCACTGGCCGAATTGAAATGCGAGTTCCAATCGCCATTCCACAGCGATTGAAACTTTGCGCCCGAGGAGCGACGCCGGGACGCCAGATTGATGATCTGATCGTCACTGAGAGAAACCGAACCACTATCGCTTGGCTGGGGGCCTCGACTAGTCGATGGAGTCCCGTTACCGCCTGGTTCATCGTTGCCAAACACCTGTGCATAAACAGCATCGAGGGATTCTTGCCGAATATTCACCTCGTCGGGAACACTGACGATTCGATTCCCTGTGACAGTGAAAAACCGATCGCGATCATAGATCTCGACTTCACCGTCGTGATACGCCTTGCGGCAGCGGGATCCGGGCTTACTGGCTCTGATGAATACTTTTAAGCCCAAGCCTGAAGGACTGATCTCGGTGTAACTGTCGAGTCGATCGACGATCTGCTGTGCCCACGGCTTAAGCTCTCTGGTGGCTTCGTCGATGGAATCATCCAGGTCCACACCGCAGTACGGATCATCGGCTGAAAAGACAAAGCCAACACCGGCAAGAGACTTGTTACGCTCGCAGGCTTGCATCGCCTGTGAGAATGTCCCCCAGGTCGATGAGTCAGTCGAAGAGGCAAGCAACCCAGTGTGTGGATTAATCGGTGCTTTGGTCGGCTTGCCGTCTCGCTCGACATACTTCCAAGCGACCCACTGATGGCAATCACGGATGCTCGCTGGACAATTTCGTTCAATAGCCTCACTCAAAGTGACACCTCCGTGGCTTGAGCAGTCTCTTTGGCCCAGCGATCAAGGAAAGTTCGGCGCTGACTAACACTGTTCTTTTTCACAGCGTTTGACAGTCCCCAACGATCACCGACCAAGATGCAGTACTTCGACGCGCGAGTCACCGCGGTGTAGAGCCAATTCCGATCGGCGAAGAAATGCGATTTGTGGCAAAGTACGACCACGCATGGAAACTCGCTCCCCTGGGCCTTATGCGCAGTCAGTGCGTAGGCAAGCTGGACGTTAAGAATCTGGTCATCCTGGACTAGCTTGCGACCGTGCCCATCGAAATCGACGACGTACCTCGTCCCTGCTTCAGTGTCGATTTCAGAGATAATTCCGAGTGTGCCATTCATAACCCCCATGCAGTAATCATTGGCCGTCTGGATGACTTTGTCTCCGACTGCAAACTTGCGATTGACTTCACCGTGGAGCAGGTACTGCATCATTCCATTGATGGCCTTGGTACCGAGAGGTCCAATATGCGTCGGCGTGATGATTTGAACATCAATGACAGGGTCTAGACCAAGCCGATCCGGAATTCGATTGAGCACCAAATCGCGCAGGTAAACCTGGATCTGCACCGGGTCACTGAGGGAATCGATTACGCTCCAGCCCGGATCGCCCAGGGCCGTTGGCATCACACGCTGTGATAGAATCGCCATGCTGTTGGTTTTGAGAACACCAGCTTGGCGCATGACCTCATCCAAAATGAACGTCGGAACAAGCTCATGTTTGATGCAGTCTCGAAGGACATTACCAGCGCCCACAGGGGGCAATTGATTATGATCACCGACTAGAATAAGTCTGGTGGAGTCTAAGTCGATGCGTCGAAGCAATTCAGCCATCAAGGGGACATCAACCATCGAGACTTCATCTACGATGACTACATCGAAAGCGTCGTTTGCTGTATCGCCAGCCCCTGGGTTGCTTGGTATCGAGAGGCTCTTTCTTTGAAACTCATGGCCGTTGTACTCAAGCAACCGGTGGATTGTCTTTGCTTCAAGCGATAGCCCTTGGGATCGCAGCGACTCCTCGATACGCTTGGAGGCCTTCCCGGTGGGTGAGCAAAGTGCGACCTTTAGTTCGGCTGACTCGAAGGTTTTAGCGATGCGAGCCAGTGTGTGGGTCTTACCGGTACCAGCCCCCCCGGAAATCACAATGATCGAATGATGCAATGCAGCCTCGTAGGCAGCTAGCTGTGCGCGTTTGAGACCTTCGCCGTGCGATGGTCTGATCCCCAGCGGACGAGTCACGTTGCCGTAATTCTGAAAACACTGGTGGATGAACCACTCGGATTCCGCGTAATAGGCCAGAGCGACAGCATCCTCGTTGAGGATTAGCTTCCCTTGCTCGATGGTTCGATCGAGAGCAACCTCGATGGTTGACTGGCAGTCAAGCGAATCCAGGAGCAGCAACTCAGTTGCCTTGTGTACCAGCTCGTCGCGAGATATCCATGTGTGACCGGAGTTGACCTCATCGAATACCAAGTAGCACAAAGCGGCTTCGAGCCTTCCTGGATGTTCTTTTGGAACCCCCATGGATCTTGCTATCTTGTCGACTCGCTTAAATCCGTAGCCTTTGACGTACTGAATGATCAAATACGGATTGGCTCGAAGCACACCAACGACCGAGGAGCCAAACTCCTCGATCAAGGCTTCCATTTGAAGATGGGAGAGCCCAAAGCTTGCTAAGTAGGAACGGACCTCATTTTGTGCGCTGTTGGCGATCCATGCTTCCCGCAATGAATGCAATGTCTGCTTAGGGATCCGCAGTGCACGATTGAGTTCTTGAACATCCTGACGAATCACGCGATCAAGGTGCTCGGCGCTGCTGACGTACTGGACAATCTTGCGGGCTGTGGATTCCCCGATCCCAACGAACGCAGGATGTTTTGCTAGGTATTGCACTAACCCTTCAGGGGTTTCGGGCAAATCGTAAGTCACGCTTTTGGCGTCGAACTGGTCACCATACTTTGGGTCGCTTTTCCACTGCCCTGTGAGTGTGACCGAGTCACCTTCACTGACGCAAAATGGTCCACGGAAGCGAACACGGACGCCATCTTGGCCGACCAGTGCACCGGCGCAGAATTTGGCGCTAGTGAAGTACACTCGATCGACCGAACCAGAGATTTGCTTAATCATTTCCAAGCCCCCCTCCGCTAGAGATCTCGCGAATGTATGATCGCAAGAACGTGTCAGTAAACCTAACTGCGGCAGGTCTGGATCCGCACCAGAACACCGGCACCTTGTATTTGATGCCGATGTAGGTTGCCGCCCCAAGAAGCGAATGTGGAGAAACCGCTCTGAGTGAATCGGTGTGCTTATTGCAGAGCACAGCATTCAGATCCGCTTCAACCACGACGCATGCTGCGTTCATGGCTGAGAGCTTTTCAAGCTCCCGAGAAAAGCGATCGTAATTGTGAATCACAGTACCAACGAAGTCAGCGAGGCTTTTGCGCTCGACTGCGACTTGATGCTCAAAGCCGTGCACAGAGTAATCGCCAGCATCAAGCTTGGCTTTTAGAACTTCACATGCAAACGTGTAAGGCTCTTTTTCCCTTGAGTCGATCACTATTCGGAAATCCATGTTTTCCTTTTTGAAAATCTCGGAGTAAAGAGAAAGAAAAAGCCGAGACAGGCTCGGGGAGTCTGGACTAGGAAACGCGATAGGTACCCGGCAAAAGAACCACATCGCGAAGGACTGTTTCCCTGTCACGCCATCCTGTCTCGGCCGCAGACCGGCGCTAAAATCAAATAGTGCCGGTCAAACAAACAACCATCTAAAACGGAAGGTTCTTATCTGCTAACGAGTTACTCGAAGCGCGAGCGATATTAAGCCGACGGTTGAGATACACGTTCGTGTAGTCGCCTCGAGTCCGTTTGGTAATCTCAAGCGTCACGTCGAGTAACTCCTCGAGTCGCCCCGAGAGTTCACTGAACTTGGCAAGCTCCAAGCCGAGCGTCTTTAGATCAGCTTTGACATACGGAAGAGATGCCTGGGTAATGACCGAGTTCTTGAAGATATGCCGACCTGCCTGTGAGCCAGAGATAATCTCCAGATCGAATTTGATCATCGGATCCCCTTTTTGGCTGGACTCAAGCTTCGCCGTCTGGATCTTCACCTGGTACTTGCCGTCAGGCACCTCCTCGTAACTAGGTGCCTCCGCAGACTCGAACTCATCATCGAATGATGTGAGGTCTACCTGCGAGTTTGGTTCGAATGAATCATGACCATTCATAGCTATTTAGCCTTTGCTGAAGGAGTGCTTGCCGGCGCGGGACTCTTCGCTGCGCTGCTGGTGCCGGTTTCCGAGCTGCGAGCGGGAGAATTGAAGGCTTTGACGAACTGCTCGTAATCAAGAGGTAGCAATTCAGGCAGACGGCCAGTGCGATCACCGGCCTCGTAGGTTGGATGGGGCTTGGTGCGCAACACCCGTTCGACCGTAACGTTGCCCGCAGCATCCTTTTTGGCGACCGAGTCACCGAACAAAATGATGTCCACGAGTCCCAATACGACATTGCGTGCGCGATCCGGGAGGCTTGGAGTGGTCTTCGTGTACTCCCCAGTTCGCGTTTCGATCGTTTTGTCGATCGCATGCGAAATAAGGATCAAGCCATACGGTAAGCTGGCTAATCGAGTAAGCACACGATGCCATTCGTTCTTGACCAGAGCCCATCCCTTACCGTGGCCCATGTCCCCTTCGTACTCGATACCATGCTTGGCACAGACGTAGTCGGAGCACATCTTGAATGCGTTGTCGACCGTATCGATCACAATCGTTTTGAAATTGTGGTCGCCCTTGGCAACTAGCTTGCAAGCCTCGAGGAACGCCTCCCAAGAGTAGGTCGGTACTTTGAAGACCTCCAAATGGTTCAGACCAGGCTCGCACTCGAAAAAGAGTGCCCCTGGTGCCTTACTCGCAAAAGTGCTTTTTCCAAGTTTGGGATTTGCGTAGAGTAAGATGGATTGTTTTCCAAGCTCGGTCACAGGCTTGGAAGCTTCGGTCGGTAAAACGATGGTCATCGCAAATCAGTCCTTTCAAAAAACGGGTGAGTCAGAATCGATCGAGGTGAGCTCTTCATGCGGTGGAGTGATCTCATAGAGGTTCTCCGCAACGTTGGGATTGAAGCCAGATTGGCAGTACGAGAGGTACTCGCAGGGACGCTGGTACGAGAAGCAGCTCGATGTGTTCAGCAGCCATTTGCCACGTCGTCGTGCATCGAGGTACTGCTGGGTGATCTCCCAGACCTCATCTTGGAGCATGGCCAGCCGCTCTTCAGAGAGATAAATGAACTCCCGATGGAACGATTCTGGTTTTGAGTACCATGCCGCCAGTCGCCCCTGAAACTCCTCGTTGGTTTCAGGCATCTGGCGTTTGGCCGTCGACTTGCCGCTCTTGTTCTTGGCGGCTAGTTCCGCGTGGCGAGCTTCGTACTCTTGCTCCGTTTCACCTGGGCTTTGCTTGAGACGGCTCTTTAGGAGCACGTTGTAAATGATGCCGACGATGGGATAGCCGAGCTCGCGGAGGTAAAACGAGTACAGTGCGATCTGCGTATCAGTCCACAATTTGTCCAGGTAATTGCCATCGATCGACGCAGCGGTCTTGTGCTCGAGCAAATACATCCCATCATGTAACTGGACGATCGCATCGGCTTTGCCAGCCATCACAAAGGTTTGGCTACAGCGGCCAGTGTCTGGATTCCGAATCTGTCCGGTGAAGGTTTTCTCAACCTCGATGATCGTAAAGTCCTCGGTTGGGTAGCGCGAGGCGTACCCTGCGAACATGGCTCGTGCCAAATGCCAGTTGGCCATTTGGTTCTCGTCCGTGGCTCGCTCCGGGAAGCTTCTGTCGATGAAATCAAGGGCCTTCCACAAGCGATTTGTATCGTTGACGGTTCGATACCAAAGCTCGATTGCGCCGTGAATCACGCTGCCAAACGACAGCGATTCGACCTTCATCCGTGGACGCAGGTTATCGATGTAACGATGTTTGTACTTACGAGGACAATTGCGAAACGTATTGAGCGCTGAGTAGGTCAGCACGTTTTTGTCGCTGGTCTCTGAAGGAAGAGTTGCTTGGGACATAAGATTGCCGTAGTCAAAAAGAGAGGGGGGTGAATCAGTTTCGTCACCGATTAAAAGTTCATTCGATAAGAGTCGTTCCTATCGAGAAGGTTGCCGTTGAGGCGTTTCGCGCCTCGTTCGCGAGCGATCAAAGATTCACTCAGCTTCATGGATGCATTGGTTTGCGAGCATGGTTTACAGATCCGATTGGCAGCGCTCTTGGATTGAAACATCTTGTCGCACTTGAGGCACCTTCGTTCTCCAGGCTCATGGGGGACCAGTCGCGTTGACATCTTCAGCGGATCTTTCAGCAAGAATTTCATGGGTTGTTTATCGCTAAGAAAAATGCTCTCGGTATCTGTTGAAATACCCGACTCATTGGTTGACTGACGGTTACTCATCGAGATATCTGTCAAATCCTGCTTCCTCAAAAAGCGATTGGATTTTTCTCATCCACTCGTTGACCGTGGTTCGAGGAACACCCAAGTCGCGTGAAATCTCGGAGATCGTTTGGGTCTGCCTTCGACGGAGAAGATCTTGGAACCTCTCGGGTAAGGTCTTCATGAAAGCGGCTAGATCAAGACGAAGGTCGTTAAGATCCTCTTCACTAAGTCGACGCTCGCGACCTAGTCGTCGATCTTGGTCCTTGTCGTGTAGAACCTGGGACATTTCCACATGGGAATCTTCCTCGGATCTGACGGTCTTACTTAGGCTCACACGTCCTCGAGTCGCACGTTTTGCGACGTTGCGATCACGAACAACATTGCCTAAGTGACGCTGAACGACCGTGACGATAAACGGACGAATGTGACCGACCGCAGGATCAAAACTTTCCAAACTCTTAGTGACCTGGGTGTAGGCTTCTTGGACTAGATCGTCTCGATCATCGTTTGTAAGATTGGAGGTCGCGATCACCTTTCTGACCTGACGAAGAATTACTCGCCGAACGAATTTGTCGTCACCCAGGTTTGACTGTGTTGTTTCCTCTGCCATTTGTTGATTCCTCTCGATTCCCCACAGGAACAGGTCTGAGATTTCAGGCCTGTGGGGATCGACCGCTTGTTTGCGGTGCTTTGTGTTGATGTGAGTAAGACCCGTCGCCTATGACTGGCGAAAATTCCCAAAACAGCCTTGGGAAAAGAGATAATTCACGGGTGCATTCACGAGAAACCCAGCAAAAGCCAGTGGGTTAGTTCGCGGAAATTTGCTAAATTCCCTAGAGAGGGTTTTGGGAAATTCCCATATTTCCCAATTCGACCTATTTGGACAGCCAAACGAAGACTTGGGGTTTCTGGGCCAACACGAAAAAAGAGGACCGTGGGATTCAGGGTCGGTTATAAGTACAAGAAGTTTACGGCCTAGGTTTTGCATTGCTTCCAATCGTTGACGGACCGTTTCAGCGTTTGGGATGCAGTCTAGCGTACTTCCCCTCCGCTCTTTGTTTGTAGCCAGGTTTGGCCCTCATTTTGTTAGAGTGGCCAAATAATCGCACAGCGGATTGCCTGCGTAAGGTCCGAAAATGGAACAATTTAGGAACGCCGTCCCAACTCAGAATTCAAAACGAAAAGACATCGTTCGTTGTCCTCAGGAATGACGCACCAAGCCTCTGCATTTTCAGATAACTTCTTGTTTATGCGTTTGGCCATGTTGGTTGCGCCTTTGCGGGGATCTTCCCAACCGAATTCGCCAACCACACTCGAATCCTCATGGGGCAAAACTCCGTCGGACTTGGTCAATGATGTAATAAAGATTTTCTGGTCTTCTGTCGGCCCACTGAATGTCTTCGGTTTTCCCGACCATATATTAGCTAATTCTATTGCCGATATCCGTGGATGGTTTGTTGTTGCTGATGGTGGTTGTCCGATGCGTGCGGTAATGCTTGAACGATCACTTGTTAGTGCGTTTGAGACCGAACCATGCGCTCCGTTGCTTACTCCAGCTTGGATACATCGAGATTTCCTGAAGCTCCTTCAGCCCAATTTGATCCCGCATGACATTCTTGCCAACTTGGAGAAGAATATCCTCCTGGATCTCTGGCGCAAGCAACCGTAGATTCATGATCTGCGTGACACGAGCCCGCGTCACGTGCCCAAGTCGGGCAAGGTCAGCGAAATCTGTGACCACCCCTTTCTTGATAAGACCCTCGAAGTGAATCGCGAGTGCCATATAGCGAGCGATCCGAGGGATTCGTTCTAGAGGTTTCGTCTCTACCGAAGGGCCCTTTTTCTCAACCATTTTCTTTCGGGCACCTCGGCCCTGAGGCTTGATTGAGAACTGAAAATCGACGCTTAATGTATCGTTCATGATGCGGCTTCCGCAAGTTCTGGTTTGTTGCTTCTGGCGATCGATTTGATTCCGTCCGGGTGAAACGTGATGGTAACTCGCCCATTGGCACCGTCGTAATCGACCTGCTTGACGATTAGCTTGACGATCCGTGATTGTTCGCGAACCGTGAGCGATTCCCAAACCGGCTCAAAGCTATCGAGCGCTGTTGCTACATCGTTGGATGTCAGCGCCTGCGACTTTAGTAGGGTTAGTTTTGCGTTGACGATGGTGAGCCGATTCTCAGCAATCCGAAGATCCTCATGCCAATCTGCTAACTGTTTCAGCAGGTTCGCATCTGGGGAATTTGGTTTGATTTTGGGGGCAGCAATTCGGATGGCTTCGTTCCAATACTCGATTTCCTTGACGATCTCGTCCTGTTCGGCAACAAGGGCGTCGAGCTCGTGTTGTGTCTGTACTTCAGCTTGCTGCACGACCTCGTCGACAAGCCTCTCGTTTTCTACGACTTGGCGTATCTTTTCGACTACGAACTTCTCGATTTCCGCAGCTGGCACCGACCTCGACTCGCAGATCCGTCTGCCACGCTTCTGGGCCTTCATGCACACGTAGTATCGGTAGCGTTTGGCCCCACTCTTTGTCGTATGCGTCGGAGTCATCGAGCAATCGCAACAGGAGCATCGCAGAATTCCCTTGAGCAAGGCACCAAATTTGTTTCTTGCATCGACACCGCCAGTCCGACCGTTTCGTCGAAGCAAGGACTGGACCCTTTGCCACACATCGAGCGTGACGATCGGGTCGTGTTCACCTTCGTTGATTTCGTCTTTGTAGGCTAATTTGCCAATGTAGGTCACGTTGGTAAGGAGTCGGAACAGCGTTGCTTTGGTGAACGGCGAACCGCCTCGAAGCATGCCTTTCTTGGTATTCCATGATTTGTTGTTCCAGCCACGGTTGTCGAGTTCAGCGATGGTCGCCATGATCGATTCGCGATCCAAGTATAGATCGTAGATCGCCCTGACTCTATTGGCCTCGACCTCGTTGATTCGAAGCTTGCCACCTTGCGGCTCGATGTCGTATCCAAGCAGAGGCATCCCCCCGGACCATTTTCCCTTTCGCCGAGCGGCAGCGATCTTGTCGCGGGTACGCTCTGATATGATCTCGCGTTCAAACTGGGCGAACGACAAGAGCACGTTGAGCATCAGCCGGCCCATCGAGTTGGTCGTGTTGAATTGCTGAGTTACGCTTACGAATGCAACTTGATGACGTTCGAAGACTTCGAGCATGCGAGCGAAGTCCATCAGCGAACGGCTCAGTCGATCGACTTTGTAGACGACCACGCAGTTGACCTTCCCAGCTTCGATGTCCGCCAGTAGTTGCTTTAGAGCCGGACGATCCATGTTGCCACCGGTGAACCCACCGTCGTCATAGTGATCGGGCAGGCAGTTCCAGCCCTCTTGCGTTTGGCTTTTGATGTAGGCTTCGGCGCATTCGCGTTGAGCATCGAGGGAATTGAACTCTTTGTCTAGCCCCTCGTCTGTGGACTTCCGGGTGTAGATCGCACAGTTCAGCCTGCGATTGTTGTTGAGTTTGTTCATTGCTCCCTACTTTTCTTGCTAAGTTTGAAGAAGTGATACCCATTGCAGTGCTGCCCTGTGATCTTTTTGGCCACAGCGCTGAGCGTCTTGTAGATTGCTCCGTCGTATTCGAAGCCGGTTTCCAGGACCAGAACTAGAATCTTTTGGCCCTTGTAGACCCGCTCGATGACTGATCTTGGGGGAGGTAGACGGCTGTCTTCTCCCGGCTCGACGAATCCGGTCACCGTGTCAGCCACAGGGTTTGTCACCGGTTTGGTAGCCTTGGGGGCCGTCGTTCGGATGTCGGTGCCGCGTGCGAGTTCGGCCGCCCGACTTCTAGCACGCTCGGAAATGTCACCCTCGATATTGGCTTGCATCTTCCAAGCGATGCGTTTGACGAGCCACTGTTTGTTGCGCGTGTTGGTCGGCTCGCCCCACGTCTCTTCGAACCTCTCTCGCAGCTGCCCAACCGTCATGCGTTGGAGCAGCGCGACCTCTTTGTCGATGTCTAGTTGCATTGATTTCTCCTTAGAAAGCGGACTCACTGGTCGTTAACCACGTTGGTCATAGAGAGCACGCTTTCTGGAGAAAGCTCAAGGCAAGCTGGTGGTGATTTGTAGGGATCGTTGGCAATTTCTGGATCGCGGATCGCCAAACGCGATTTCATTCGAACGATACCGGCCGCAAGAATCGCAGCGATTTCCGATTGCCGAGCTTGGGCAGACAAAGAAGAAGGGGGAACAGTCGAGAGCACCTCGCACCTCCATGGACTTGGCCGCTATTGTGGGCGGCTTGTCAACAGACATTCGCAGCCACAGCGGCCGCTTCTATCTGTAGGAATACCCGGTGCGAGTTCGAATTGACGGTTTAGGGTGCGAAAGAGACTAGCAGTTGACCGTGTACTAGACTACCGCAAGAAAATTTTGTTGCGTTTTGCTTCCGCGTGCCCTTTAATACCTCCTGCGGGTAAGAGTCAAGCAAGTCGGGAGGCGGAGTTCGATGAAAAAACGTGATCGACGAAAGCGACAAACTATTACGGCAAAAGCAGCCTCCAAGCTTGCGTCTACTGAAACAAGCAAAGAATTAGTGAGACCGTTACGGCTATATGCCATCTGGACGTTGAGTGCGCTTTGTGCGTTAGTCGTCACTGTTCTAGGTATTTGGAGTCTCTCTGCTCCGTCGCAAACGGCGATTAAAACTGCGAATCCTAGATTGCGAGCCACGCAGCCAAAGGATCCTGTTCTTCCAACCTTCGCTGACTTGACCATGATGACCGAAGAGGAGTTGAGCAAGCAGGACATTGCTTTACTGAATCTACGAGCTACTGATGGATTGCCTGGCACAGAGAATGTGAACGTTGCACAACTGCTGGCTCAGTTAGATGGCTGGGCGAAGAAGGTCAGGATAGACACCGATCGCAACCTCTACCAGTTCTTACAAAAGCCGAACGAATTCAACAACTCGGAAGCTTACTTCCGGATGTTGATATTGGTCACAGTTTTGCAACAAGACTTCGGCGTTCATTACAACTTGGAGCGAGTCAAAGATATTGACTTCACAAAGAGCCAAGATCTTTTCCTTCACGGTATCGTTGGCAGTTCAAACGGTGGTACTTGTGTCTCGATGCCAGTCCTGTACACGGCGGTCGCTCGACGACTCGGTTATCCCGTCTACTTGGTGAACGCGAAGGAGCATCTATTTTGCCGATGGGATAAATCTGGCGAACGCGTGAATGTCGAAGGCACCAATCGAGGATTGAATAGTTTCGCCGATGATCACTACATGAGCTGGCCGCATCCGATCGCTCAACACGAAGTAGATGCCGGACTTTATCTGAAATCACTTTCGAACGCCGAGTCCTTTGCGGCTTTTCTTGCCGCACGGGGCCATTGCTTGGAAGACAGCGGCAATCGTTCCGACGCTGCTGTAAGTTATTCGCTTGCTGTGAAGCACTATCCACATCCGATGTATCGCGGTTTTCTTTCACGACTCGTTCGTCCCAAGACCATCGATGACTTTCCAGAGCTACTTGCGCAGCAAGAACGATTGCGTCAAAAGCGCGATCTGCAATTCAATCAACTTGGACCACCAACTTCAAATCCGACTGCGTCATTTGGGTTTGGTAATCCAGTGACGCAAGGGAATCTAAACTACGATACCTTCAACCACGTTACACCGCCAAACTTTTCTAACAATCCCAATGGAGCTTCAGGAAGATGAATCATCGACGAATTCTAATCGCATTGTTTGCATGCCAAATGGCAATCCAGTTCGCGAGCTCTGCTCTAGCAATGTACGACCCAGGACTGGGGCGATTTTTGTCGCGAGATCCAGCGGGCTATACGCCAATTGCACACAATCTTCACGAATATGTAGCTTCCAATCCCGTCTATTACGTCGACCCGTTAGGGCTTGAACGGCGGCTACCCGAGCCAAACAAAGTACCAAAACTTGACCCCAAAGATCCACCCAAATTACCTCCGTTCGGCCCTAAGTTTCCAGAGCCATTAGATCCAAAGGAGCCATTCAAACCTCGAGGTGATGCTGGACCTCGTACGTCCGGTTTTCTCATTATTACGTGCAATTGTCCCAAGCCTGACTCATACTACATTCCGATTGTCAGTGGAGGAGACAACTCGTACCCTGGTTATCCGCCATACGATAAGAATGACCAGATAGGTCAACATGCTGAAGGGCAATGTCGAGCTATTCGCGACCATTATAAGGCATCCGACAAATTCAAGGACTGTAGCTTTTCTTGCTACATAAACAACATTCCATGCAAAGATGGGTGCGAAAAAATTGATGACATACCGATTTATCATCCAGGTCCGAAGGACCCAACTGATCCCTACAACAATCCGAAGGATCCACCCGGCCCGACTGTCCCTCATTGCACAAAAACTCCAGACGGTTGGGTGTGCCAAAATCCTTCCGTGAGGTGATGTTCGATGCTGATTGACTTGGATGACACGATTTGGTCGGAATTGCGACATGCCTATGGCAATGCCTCATCGATACCCCAAACTCTTCGTGAGATGTACTCGGGCGACGATGTGGCGGACGAAAAGTTTTTGGGTTTCACAAATGCAGTTTCACATCAAGGATCTGTATACAACGCAAGTTTCGCTGCGTTCCCGCATCTTGTGAAGATTGGCATTAGTGCCGGGAGGTATCATGAGATTGCATTTTCGATCGCAGAGATAATTCTTTATGACGCATTGTCTGGAGATGGCGCCACGCTACCTCCTATGAGCGACAGGCTACATCAAGGATTCATGTACGGATTGGCGATGGGGCGAGCATACCTCTCAAAGCAACTGGAGCTAGAATTTTTAAACTCAAGCGATCCTACCGAGCTTTACCTTCTACGGCGGATTTCGTTGTTTCGGATGAGGCCACGCGTAACCATGTTGCTAGATACCGTTAGTCGAAATTTCCACTGTCCGCTTTGTAGGGAGACAATCGAGAATCCGATTGAAGCATTATGTCCCTTTCCGTATTCTAAATAATTTATAGGCCCTAGAGGATTACTACATTTGATATCCCAAGGGTATTTGCCTCCACTTGAAATCGTTCCGTCGACGAATACGCGTGGAACATTGAAACCTTCGAGCCGCGCGCACTCAACGACGACAGGCCATGATGTCGTCGGTACGACCCACGATACTGGCGCGATCGTGGTCCTTGAGGATTGGGCGCGACTTGCGAGTCACTCGCATGCCTGCGAAGTCCACAACCACAGGGTAAGGCCAGCCACCAAGACGCATTGCGCCATCGGTGTAAGCGACCATAGAGAACTTTCGCAACGCCGGCTTGCCTTCTTCGGCAGCCTCAGCGGCTTGTAAACTGATCGAACTGGCATCGTCACAAACGATTCGTAGCGAGCTGGGTACCGACTAGGCATCCACCTCACTCTGCTGGTTCGACTGCAATGTCTTCGTCATCCGTTACATCTCCTGGAGAAAGTGAAGCCACAATCGGTCGAGAGTCCCAGCACACGCATGAGCGAGATCTCTTTCGCGCGTTGGTTAAGTTCTGACTCCCAATCATCCCCCAAGCTTTCCTCCCTACGGACGTGCAGAAAGTCGGTGACGGCTATCTCTGTAGAGGTTCTCGAACCCGTGGACGATAGTTCGAACCCGTTTTCACCTGGGGTCCGAGTGAAAACTCTGTGTTAATTCTGGAGCCCATCGAAAACAGAGAGTCAGAGAGTTCGAGACCGTTTTTCCGCACTCTCAGGCGCAACCTTGAACGTTGCACTCGCACTCCGGAAATCTCTCTTCGAACAGAGAACGCAGCGAGTTGGGCGACCCGAGCCCAAAAAACCCACAAATCCTTGTGATTTCCTGCCTAGAAACGAAAAACGCCCGGCGGTCGATCTCTCGACGCCGGGCGTTAAGTCTTTTGGTCGTCAAAGTTCGTACTTTGACGCAAGCTCCCCCGGGTGGGCTCGAACCACCGACACGCGGATTAACAGTCCGCTGCTCTGCCGACTGAGCTACAGGGGAGTTTGTTCTGGTTTCCTCTGTTGCCCGTCACGCGGATTAATCCCGATGGATCGGGACTGCTCTGCCGACTGAGCTAC